AACCACTGCGAGTCTTTTAATGCTAATCGTATTCATCGTTCTAGGCTTCCTTCTATCTTGGCTACACGGCTTTCAAGTTTCCCTAGCCGTTCTTCTATACGTCTGACTTCACTACCCTGCGCTATGAGGCTATCAAGTATGTTGACTAACGATGTTTCTATTCTAACCAGCCTTACTATTAAGGCCGTATATCCTGCCCCAATACTTACAAGCGTAACTATTATTTGTATACCAGCGGTAACCCAGTCTGGACTAATCTGCATATTCACCTCTACTTCACCGCCGGGGGTGCAACCGGAGGTGATTGATACGGACTACCTTCCATTTTGAGAGATGAATCAAGTTGATTCCACAAAGATTGTTTAGAATCAAACCACCATTGTTGCCAGAGTTGTACTCGTGCGGCTAACGATGGGTCATCGATATTCTTCATGGCCAGTTTAAATGCTGCGTACACAGGCAAGCAGTTACGGAGTATGTCATCTGGAGCAAATACAGCATTGACAGCGGTAGTAATTGTTGGTGGTAATCCAGCACCGTAAACGGTTATTGTAGACGATGTAACAACTGATGGGAATATGCCGATTGTTTGCTGTTGCCGTTTATACCAGTATGTAGGTGATGTAGTAGACCCACCATTTGGCAAAGTAAACGTACCGGTAAATGTCTCAAAGTTTGGCTGCCATGCACGTATACGTGTGTCTGACGTGTGCTGTAGAAATGTAGTTCCTACGGACACACTCATTGGGAACCATATAGTTGTATCTGTTGTTAATGCAGACAAATCGACTACTGAACCAGTGTGTGCTGACTTAGTCCCGGCAGTCGGAATGTAAACGCATGACCTAGCCATCTCAGCCGCTGCTTCATTGATGTACTGGTCGATAGTGGTCTCAGTGGTAACAATCTCTGACCCACCCGTACTCGTAGGTAATGCGCCAATTACGTTTGTAGTAACCGTACCTATTTCATTTAGAAGTATAAGAGTGTCGTTACGCAGGTTTACTAGAGTTGCCATTACACTGCCCTTGTGTGATACATGGCCGCGTAGGCCTCCACATCGCCCAACCTGCGCTGATACTCCGCTGAATAGAGTTGTATGCCTGCTTGGTCTCGCATCTGCACAGAGCGAGTCATGAGAACTCCATAAACTAAACAGTCGTGTGCTACGTTAGGTAACGGGCACTCGTGGTCTTCTGCTGCTACGGATGTGTCTATAGTGCCAGATGAGTTGTACTGCCAGATATCGCCCGGCTGCATAAACCCTTCAAGCATAACTCCACTTGTGATTACGGAGTCTGGTGCAGGTTTAAATCGAATCCGGTTCATGCCATAAACGGCTACAACATCAGGAACTGATGCTGTTGTATTGTTTCGCTGGCTATCAAAAATACGGGCTGACCAGTTGACTTGTCTTACGCGATTATAGTCACTGCCCTCTAAGAAGTAAATGCCCCGTATCTTATAGATGTCCGGGGCACAATACTCATCTTCATCTGCAACAGTGTCTAGGTATCGTCTGCCAACCAGACAGTCGGTAGACCGTGCTATTTGGTTAGCCATTTCAATTAAGAGCAAGTCCAAGCCAAACGGGTCTTGGTCGGCCATCCCATTGAAGAGATGTCCGCCAAGAACACGAATACGTTGCTTGAGTTGCGCTCTTGTCATTGTTATACCTGTGCGCTATCGCGCCCCATTGAGAATTCTGCATTATAGATAGCCAAGAAACCATCTTGCACTGAAGACCCATTCAACTGTTGTACCGCCATACGAAGCCAAGGACGTGTAGTCATTGCTGTCTGTACGTTTACTATCTTGGGTTGCCTACCTACAAACAAAGTAGCAGGTGTTGCCGAAATATTGACGGCTGCTCCATTAATGGTAGTTGCTACAGTGAACGTAGTTTGTGATGGTGTCGTCAACACGTAATACGATAACTGTGTAGTAAGACCACCAAGTGTTGATGAAGGAACTACAATCTGTCCCGGTACAAGTCCATGAGGTACAGCCGTTGTAACGGTAGTACCAGAACCAGCAGATGGGAAGATAGCATTCAATATATTGAAGTTAACCCTACCAGCAAATGTTGTACCTAAAGAACCAGTAAGTGCGATTGTTGTGCCACCGGAGGATGTAGCAAATGTAGCACCAAGGCTATTCACCGAAGTGACATAATACAACGTACCTGCCGTCAGTCCACTAAATCCTACTACACCAAACACAACCGTATCGCCTACGTTTACTGTCTCAGCAAAACTAAGTTGGTTAGAAGCGGTAGTTAGTGTTACAGGGGTTAGGGCAGTAGCGTTTGTACCAACAAGAGTAGTTCCAGCCGTAACAACTGTACTCGCCGTTCCGACAGCAGTCGTTCCACCTAGCGCGGTAACCAAACTATATGTTGTAGCACTTAACTGTAGGACGCTGAAAGGTGTTCTGACAGCAAGGTTAGTACCTACACCACCACCAATGTTAGTAAACATTACCAATGTTCCAGATGGAGGACAGGTTCCTACAGGTGTAAAAACTGATGAAAGACTGGATGTTGCAACCTGTGCGCTACAGGTTGCAGGGCAACCACCCGTAGCAGACACTTGTGACCATGAAGTCAAAGCCGTCGGTGCTGTACCGGAGCCAGCATCTTGTGCGCCCTGCACAATAATCCCACAGTCTTGTGGACCAAAAAAGCCAATAGGCGCAACAGATGCACGTAGAAAGTATTGACCAAGCGACGTACTATTATTAAGAATAGGGTCACCGGGGATTGCACTTGCGGCTGTACCACTGACTAAGTTAGTGTTGTCTGCTGTTTGAGTACGCCATTGCGTAAAGTTAAGCGAGTCGGAATATCCGACTGCCCACTGGTTTGCTGTTGCTACCAAGGTAACTACACCAGACCTAGTTAGTGCTGTTGTCGGGCTAATATCGTTTAGGATTCCCGCTACGTTTGTTGTTGCAACCACGTCCCCGAACGCCAGACGGAGTTCAAAATCTCTTGCCATGTATATCTCCTGATGGGAGAAGGTTTCCCCTCTCCCATCTTAAACTTAGATAACCGCTGCGGTATCACGACCAACTACAAATCCAACTTGGTCAATCCACAATGCTTGTCCGGATGCTACCGTTGTTGTAGAAGTTGGAACAACACGATAGACAAGACGCACCCAAGGCTTTGCAGATGCAGTTACTGGAATTGTCATTATACGTGGGCCGCCGGATGAAGCCGGGTTGTTTGAATAATGCAATGAACTAGTCAACGTACCCGCGCCAGACAAAGTCGTATCTGTTGCGGCTGAACCACGAACGGTAGTTACACCAAATGAATTAGTCGTAGCATTTACAACAAATAATGGTTGGAACAACGCAAAGTTTGTTGGTGTCAATACCCCAAAAAAGACAATTGCGCCGTTTTGTAATCCATGACTTGTAAGACTAACGACTCCAGTACTAAATGCCGTAGGTGTTTTTACCGCATACGATGTGATTGGAGACACAGGCAGTGATGCACTGATTGCAGTCCAATCAGTACCTGCTGTACCTGAACCCGAATCGGATGCGGCTTCAATAAATACCTCATTAGTAACACCAGATGTATTCAACGCTCCTACAGGTGCGTATTGAAATCGTACATATCCTTCAAATGAGTCAGTATTACCAATGTTTGCTGGGTCATTTAGTATTGCCGACGTTTCAGTACTTGTAAGTAACGATTGGTCAGCATTGGTTGTTCGGAATCCTGCACGGTTGAACGATGCAGAGTTTCCTCGATACCAAAAACCTGCTGTTGCTGTCGATGCCACTGGTACTCCAATCAACGCACCGGTTGACTGTGTAGTACCCATTGCATAGTTGTTTGTCTGAAATTGGTTTGCAGCAGCAAATACTTGTTGTGCAAATTTCAAAACTTGTCGATTATCTCTAGCCATAGTTGCTCTCCTTTCTTGTTATTAAGAGACTCGAACCTTCATACGACCAATTGCACGAACGTGTGGAACCCACAGTCCTACACCCCAGTCGAAGACGACGTTGTGCATGATGCCATTCTCTTTGGAAAGTCCAAGATACTGTGGCTTGAATGGACTAGACTGCCATCCCTGAACGTATCCAGTTCCATATCGGACAGCGTAAATGTGTGAACACTTATTAGCGTCACCAGTCACACCGTTATTTAGAGTGTCAAGAATAATGTGCGTAGTTCCATCTGATTTACGTCCGACGGTTCTAATGGTTGCATTCTTGTATTTTTCTACAGGTCGTTGATAGGAATCTTGTGTGATATCAAAACCAGCACCAATACCCATAACACGGATATTAAGTTCAATACGTCGCTTGGTGGCTTCGTTCATGTAGAAAACAACACCATCACCATCTGGTGCGTTCATGTTGTCAAGAAGTTCCTGCATCTTAAAGATGAAGTTGTTTGCTGTTGTAGACGTGTTTGTATACAAGTCAGCAGAACCACCTGTAAGAGCAATATCCATTTCCGCTGGAATATCGTAGTCAGCAAAGTTGTTCATACGATAAGCAAGACCCGGAAAACAATCTGCGCTATTACCCGCCGCCGGTGACGACGGGTCGTTATTAATGAACTTGTCATTAAAGTCGTATGCAAAACCTTCAAGGAAGATTTGTACCTGTGCTTCAATTGGGTCAATGATGTTTGTTGGCTGGTCAAGAAGTACGTGGTCAACCAGAATCTTGTTACGAACAAGATATAGAGACTCTTCGTAAGACTTCGGTTTACCCTTGACGGCTACAGGCTCAGAGTTTACGCCTGTCCAGTTAGGAGAAGGAATACCACTGTTGAGGTACCGCATACCAACCTGCTTGAGAGAAGGGCTGGTATAGAGAGGAATGTCCTTGAGGGCGTTCCAAGTCTGATGAAGAGATTTTGTAATCTCTTTGACGAGAGGGTCGTTGCTTATAGCAGCATGGTCCGCCAGTGTAAGCGCACCATTAAAATCAATTGCCATTGTTTTTCACCTTAGATGTTATTTCGACTACGAGTAATGCCCAGCAGTTGACTTAGGGCAGAACGGCCACCATTTCCAATAGTCCGATTGTTTGTTGGAGCCGTTGGTTGATTAATTGTTTGCGCGGTTGATGTTGGTGTAGGAGCAGTACGACCAGATTGAAGCCTAGCAAGCAGTTCAGGAGCCAACGATTTTGTGAGTTGCTCAACTTGCGAATGAACAAGAGAAGCCGCTTCCTGTGCGTCCATGCCTCGTTGAATGAGTTGGTCTACAAACGCTTCGTTCTTACGCGCCAGTGGATACTGAGCGAAAGCATTGTGCTTTTGTTGGCCAACCATGTACTGAGACACTTGTTGCATTGCTTGCTGGTATCGGAATCTTTCCAACTCCGCTTGCAACTGCAACTGACTGGTCGTAGGGTCAATCAGGTCATTTGCTTCAAGGTCTCGATAACGACTTACAATCGCATCTTCTTGAGACTGCACTTCTCGCTGTCGCATCGCTGCTTGAAGGTCTTGTGCTGAATTATAACCATTTGATTCAAACTCAGAGATTACATCGTTCCAACGATTTAACCTACTGCTTGCATCATTTGCTTTTTGATTGACTTCTTTGAACCTGTCATAAGGTACAGGGCCGGGTTCACCTTGGTCGGTGACGGAAGTTTTTTCAACTCCCAATAAGTCATATACGTCATATGACTCGGAGACGGGACTTTGATTTACGTCTTGTCCACCTGCTCCGGGTTCGACGACATCCCGGACCATGTCCATAATTGCACTGGAAGTGCCCGCTGTGTCCAAAGCACCGTTCGGCGAGGCCGGTGTCTGTATCGCCATCTCTTCTGACATTATGATTATTGCTCCCTACTGTTGTTTTTTGCCACTGTTTGGCTGGTCTGATGGAAAAATATTGCTTCGGAGAGTCTCCTCTGACAATTTCACCATTGACTTTGACGCGTCGTTTTCTTGGAGAAGACGACTGCGTTCTCGCATCTTGACGATATCGGCTTCCATCTTTGCTCCCTGTTGGGCCTTTATCTTCTCGATGTCAAGTTGTGACTTCATCTGTTCGGCTTCTGGGTCGAAGGTCGATGGAGGCGGTTGATTCTGTGCTTGTTGTTGTTCCATAGCAAACTGTTGCATCTGCTGGGTCTTCTCGTTTTGTGCATCAAGATGTTCCATAATCAATGATGTATCTGGGAGTTTCAACATCTTGACTACAAGCATATTAGTTTCTGGGTCTGCTGGGTCACCAAACAATCCCATCTGACGGAACGCCATAAGTTTCTGCAACTTTTGGTCCGGTGAATCTTCTTGTGCAGAACCCGGGACGTACTCAATCCGATACTGACCACCTTGACGTATATGGTCAAAGGTAATCAATCCAGTTCGCAACTCATCAGCAGGCGATTGTTTTTCTTCCATTTGACCAATAAATGGAGCAACACCAAACTGTGCTACCAAAGCAACTTCCCACTCTTTAATGTGAGCATTGCTGATTTCCATATCTGCTCGGATAAATGAGTGCTGGGTGTTATCTGCACGTTGCAGCAAACGTACTGATTCGGCAGGTGTACCAGCCTGTGCCATACCTTGCGACACGTCATGCAACCCAGCAATGTCCATCATGTCTTTTTCAAGCGTCTGGAGCATAGGGAATAAGTCTTGACCAATGCCCGGTGCCCGCTGAATGATTGGAGGCTGTGTTGCTTGGTTGTAGTAAATCTTTCGATATATGCGGTCCGCTTCATCAACCGAGTCACTCATATTGTTGAATGCATCGGCTCCGATGCCACTCAACTTTTGAATCATAACGTAGTCTTTTTGACCTTCAAACTGCTCTACCATACGACTGTAGATGCGGTTATAAGTCAACTGCAATGGGCATAAGTCAAATCCAAGTGAGTACCCATATGTGGTGCCAGACCTTGGTTGCCAACGAATTGGAATGAATGGGAAGGTGTCCTTTTTTTCATACGGCCAATCGCCTGCATATAACAACGCAGAGTTGGTACTGACGATGTATCTACCTTTAGGGTACTGAGCATTTGGCTTTTCCCAGTATTCATAAAGCACCGCTGCGTGTTTACGGCTTTCACCTTGATTAAGCCTTGCACTACTGGCTGGCACCCACCCATTACCACTACCATTGCCGCCTTCAAGGTATGCATCAACATACGATGAATTCTGGCCAGACAAAGCATCGGCGGTGACCTTACGTCCGGCCTCGCCATAGTTATCTATAAACCAAGACATAGGACGCACGCTTGCGTGAATCATAAATCGAATATCTTCGTCGCGTTTAGCAGTCGGGTCAATGTAAATGTCAAAGGCAGGCAAAATTTCCTCACGGACATCACCTACTTCCATCTGCTCGTAACCAGCAATCTCACCCGTCATAGGGTCAAAGTACGGAACGGTCTGAATACCTTTTGCATCCCAATACACTTTGAGGTAGGACGTGCCACATACACAAGCCCAACGAACACGTTCCTTTAACTGTGTCTCGCGTTTAAACTTTCGATTGAAGTGATTACAGATTATGTTTGCTTCGTCTGACGCAAAACGGTCCGTTTCTGTATCGGACAATGGTATTGCATACGCGTCGGGAGAAACTTGCGTTAGTTTGCCAACGACTCCATCAATAAGAGGCCGCATCTTCTGTATTGTAATATAGCGATTTGGCTCATCAGAATTTTGCAGTTGAATTAAGTTACGCGTTTGAGATGCAATACGAATCCATTGACGGCCTTCAAAAAATGACGTAGCCAAGGCCCACTCAAGTTCCATCTCTTGCCGTGCCGCATATGCGCTTTGAAAAGCATCACGCACAAACATATAGATACGTTTCTTGTCACCTTCATCAAGGTTAGGTTGTTTATCCCAATCTTGACGACCGTGGTCTAGTGTAAGGTCTTCTGGGTTTCGTAATTGATAATCGCCGTCACCAAAACTCCCGGGCGTGCCAGAATTGTTTGGTTTTTTCAATGCCGTCATTCGTGCTTGTGGCTGCATCTTTCGCGCCAGTTCGCCGAGGATATCGCCAATCGCCATTAGATGTATTCCTGTTTCGACTTAGTTGGTTTTTTAGGACCGGTTAACCTACGCAATTCTGCCCAGACACAATAAACCAAATATATCCCCATGGAAGAAAAAGCGATGTATATCAATAACGCCCAGACGAATAATTTTATATCCATTCGCGTTTCCTATCCTCATTTAGCCATGATGGTCGCTTTGCTTTATTAGCATCAATTTCAGGACACGCCACAGGGTATTCACGCCACATCATTCCGTATCTAAATGAGTCTATAGCGTGGTCATGTTTTGTGCCGTGGTCAATTTCCTCTGGGTCTTTAGGGTCGGCCATAGTCCTGCTTAATTCTTTGATAAGATTTGGGCAATTACGGGTTACTCGTAGTTTTGGAACAACTTTTCCATCGTGCATATATGTTGCACACAAATGTTCTTTGATACGTCGCCATCCAGCCTTACGGTCTTTCACCGCACGTACAGCAGGTAGCCCACGCTCCCACCACACCTCAACTGGGTATTCGCCTATTCGCTGGGCATAGTTCTCAGGAGGAAATGTATTGGCGTAATCAAAAGCAATAGCCTCTAATCGAGTCTGCCACTTACCTAATCTGTTTGATTTGCTCGTTGGTTCCGCCATGCCACGAGATTGTAAAAGGTCCAGTACCAATTGGACCTGTGAACTTGACACATGACCCTTCTCGTAAATCTCTGCCAAAGCATAGATGTTTTCCTTATCATCCGAGGCATATATTATGAAGGCACAAGGCGCACCAATACCGAAGTCATGACTAGCCCAGACACGCCACCACGGTTGCACATGAATTGCGTCTACGACGTGCCATGGTTCTCCATCTGGACCCCACTCCTTAAAGTCAGGGAAGAACAATCCACCTACACCAACTTCGTGTTGACACTCTCGCAGGAATGAAATAAGTCCATAGTCGTCTATCTCGCGTTGGCATATCGTGATTGACTTGTGGCACCACGTCGGAGTACCACCTGTAATTTTGTACCCAATACGTCCGTCTTCTTTTTCCTCTGTAGTGTAAGTAAGGTTTTCGACAGCAGGCACAATAGGTGACTGCTTACGGTGTTGAAGCATATCTACTTCACCACTGAGCACCTTAGACATAACAGAGTTGGCATGGATGCGGTTCTGTACAAATACAATTGCACAATCAGTAGACTTCGCTGGAAGAATAGTCTGCGTGATTGTTGCAATCTTTTTATCAACGCGTGTAACACTGTCGTCCAACTCGTCAATGTCGTCAAAGATAATGAAGTCAGGACGAAGGTAATCAAGTTTTACACCTCGTGCGCCGGTATCAAGTCCAAAGGCTAAGACGTTAAACCCATTGGATGTTCTTAGTTTGCTTGCGTTCCAGCCCTTACTAAAACCATATTTATTGACGGCCCGCTCAATCCCACATCGTTCCATTGTTGTTGCGATGTCTTGTACGTGACGGTTAGCAGCATCTTGTGTAGCACAGACGTAGAGGAGAAAACGTCTTGAGGCTTTGACCGCAATGCGGCTTGCAATGAGTTCCATTGTTGTGGACTTGCCACCACCTCGGAACCAGCACTCAATCAATGCAGGTGGAGGGTTTCCTTCAACAATTCCCTCAGCCCATTCCCATGCTCGTTTATGATGGTCAGCCAAAGGAGATGATGTAGCATTCGATACATAAGCGCGTAACCACGACTCATATTGCAGTTCACTTCCGTCAATAGGAAAAGCACCCGCGCTACTGAAGTCACCACTCTCAATATGTTCACCAAGTTGTTGGTCCAACATCTCAAGAAGCGCAACGTCCAACCCTTTGTCAGGGCGGACGAACTTTTTCATGTTACGTGGCGTTTTGGTATTCAGTTGAACTTTCTTCATTGACTACCTCCACATCTATAATGTCTTCTACGTTACGGTATACGCGCAAAATGCGTTGTACCCCGGTTCGGATTGCGTGCAGTGAATTAACATCTTGAACAGAATCAACAACAACTTTAAGTACTTGCTGTATCAAAGCATACGCTTGGTCTACTTCTAGCGTGTACGCCTTGACTTGCGTCATACGTTGTTCAGCCTCAATAATGTTGACTCGCTTTTCAATCAGGTGCAGGACCTCATCAGTTCCCTTTGCATCCGAGATGCCCTGCCTGATAATTCCACCTAACTGTTCAAACGATTTGTCGAAGTCTTGTGTCTTGCCATCTTCTAATGCACTAGCGCATTCTCGGTATAGGCTACGCAGTTGGTTGAGCGTTTCAACACTTAGGCCTTCTTCTGCCGCTTCTGCACGCCTATCAATAAGAGCCGTAATATATGCAGCGTCATCCTTCAGGGAGAACAGTTGTGGGTCATCACGTAACTCATCTAAACGATTTAGCAACTGCTTGCCAATACCAGCAAACCGCTTGCGGTTTACCGATTCAAGCCCGGTTGTAAATGAATGATTGTCTGGACCCAATGGTGTTCGACCTCCATGACGCGCACAGAAATTACGACCTTTTAATGCAAACCGGCCGCAGTCTTTACCGTTTAGATTGGCATGGCATAGCCTAGCGAGGCCGCCCGTTTGTGTCAAACCAAATCGTTCTTCAGATTCTTCCATATGCTATTATGTGGCGATGAATAATCAACTATACAACCATTACCGTGCAACAGTACACGATGCGTTGTGGGTAGCACAACATTGGGATGTATCGCTGGCTATTGGATTTGCTTTAAAGTACCTACAACGTGCTGGTAAAAAAACAACCGAGTCGTATGTCAAAGACCTTAGCAAGGCTACTTGGTATCTGACATACGAATCGGGTCGGCGTACATTGCCTCATATTGAGGCTCGAGAGTTGGCTGATGATGTTACTGCTCTGATTCAGAAGCGTCTTGGAGATTACTCTGGTCCCAACGGCTCTGTCGCAGTGCAGGATTCATTAGATTCCCAACTCGATATGGGGACTGCATTTGACGTAACGCATTGTTTGCCTGAAGAATACGACCAAACTGCCTAAACGGCACAGCCCGTTGTTCTCCTTGAGGAGTACTCTGCGTTGGCTCTTTTGGCATTACTTCTTCTTCATCATAAACGCAGGCATTTTCTTACCCTTGCCGTTAGCCTTCATTGGCATCTTCTTTTCAGATGAGTCCATCCCGGGCATCTTCTTCTCAACGCCCATCATCTCAGACATGGACATCTTCCCTTTTTTCATAGCCATATTCCCCTTCGGGTAAGGCATTCCCATTGGCATAATTACTTTCCTTTCTTTCCAACACCCATCAGTTTGGACATCGTTGATTGTCCGGAATACGCAGGCTTACTCGAACTAGCGTAAGGGTTAGTCGAGAAAGACGGGCCTCCAAAATTACCACTGTACTGTGTACGTTTGTAACCAGTAGCCTTGTCGGCTTCAGCAAGCGCACTAACGGCAGCCATGACTGGGCCAGCCGCTTCTATTGCAGCAATTGTTCCGGCACTTTTGGCAGCCATGCTTGCGTTTGGTTTCAATGCACCGGACTTTATTGCCGCAGCCCTACCTTTTGCTGCAATGTCACTACGACTACCCGTAGTCATATTTTGCATTGTTTTTACTGGTGTCGGCTCAGATTTTGTAAGTGGACGCGCATTTCGCTTAATGCCACTTGCTGCTTCTTTTCCAATAGACTGCATTTTCTCTCGGCGCGTCATTTCATCTTCAAGGTCTATCGACTTGCCAGCACCTTTTGCTGCGGCTGACCGCTTGGTGTCTCTAGCACGTTGTTGCATTGCGCGTTGCGTACGACGCGTTTCGGTTGCCATGTCCGACAACAACATATTTTCATCCATAGCCATTACTTTCCTTTCTTCTCATACAGGTTGTGTTCTTTGGCTTCGGCTTTTTTGGCTTGGGCTAAAGTTGGCTGTTTCTTTAAGTTGTGTTCTTGCATCTCATTGCGGAGAAGTTGGCCAAGCGACGGAGTACGTTTAAGATTATGCTCGCCTTTTTCCATCGCAAATAAATTACGGTTTGAAAGCGAGTTTATACGCTTATTCATACTACCCATCATGGCGTAAGTACCTGTTACCGTTTCTTCTTTGCGTTCTCTGCCATAATCTGCTTTGACAGGGTAGGCGCGGTTTTTGTAAATGGCTTGAATGAGTTGTCACCAACTTGTTTTTTTACATAGGATTTACGTGCCTGTGTTGCAATAGTCTCGTCTTGTTGCTCACCACGTTTGATGGTTGAATCGATACGTTTATTATCGTCTCGTTCAATCATGTCTTGCAATTTGCCTTCACTATATGTACCGCGTTTTTCATTCATTGATGCACGAGTAGCGAGTGCCCTTGCTCTATCACGAGTACTGACGGGAACTCCGTTGTCCATCATGGCTTCCATGCGAGATTCTTGTCGCTGAGAATCAGCAATGCGCTTCATTGGGTCCATGCCTTGAAGTCGCATAGTTCGGTCATTTCTTACCGGATTGCCTTGCATATCAGTCGTATAGAACTCGCTGTCATACCCAGAGGAGCCAGCCATTCCAACATCACGTTTCTTTGCCATTAGTTACAGTTCCAAGCACGCAGCGATTTGTTGATGCGGCTATTAGGGTCATTGGCCGTCTTGGCCGAGGTGAGTTTAGACTTCATCCCAGACATCCGTGCACAGAACGACGCACGCCTGCCAGCATCCGTTTTTGTTTTCGGATTAGGGGCAGGCGGTTTCAAGTTGTTACCTTCAGTACGTTTAAAGTGCGCTCGTCCAGCCGCATTCAAACCACCTTTAGGGTTTTGGTATTTTTTGATTACGCCCACGTCAGTAGTATGACCGGCCATATCACAACCCGCAATAAAAAACCCTCCTTTCGGAGGGCTTTCTTTATGCAAACGGGTCGTCGATTTCACCCCACTTAGAAGGGTCCTGTGATGTTTTAGCAGGACGTTCTTCACTGTTACGGTCACCGGGTTTATCAAGGCCGTTAATCTGGTCTGCTACTAAGTCCCAGACGGTGCGCTTTACACCATCCTTCTCATAGTCCCGTGATTCCATCCGACCTGAGATAGATACGCGTTGACCTTTCTCAAGATACTTGGATGCGTATTCTGCCTGTTTGCCCCATACCTTCACGTTGAAGAAGTCGGCTCCATCATCCTTACGCATCTTGTTGACAGCGCAGCCAAACTCAGCAACCTGCGCTCCTGCACTGCCAACTGTCTTTGCTTCCGGCGTTTTCGTAATCCGGCCAACGATGCAGATGCGATTCATTAACGAATCTTCTGCAACAGTTGATTGAGTACGTGCTGCCCAAACTCAACAATAAAACGTGATGGCAACCGGACATTTGCATCTTTGAAACATTCTGCAAGTGCTTCGTATGCGTCTGTCGAACACAAGTTCTTTTGGTCGTCGTGGCCTTCAATTTGTATGTTGTAGACCTCGCCATTTTTTGTGGATATCAACTCCACTTCTACATCGCTTGATGCAGACTTCCTTAGTAACGTCATTTGATTCTCCTTATCAACCCACTAGCCCTGAACTAGTGTTGGTCTATTGTATCATCATCTTCAAGTAAACTAAATGAAAGTAACGTGGGTTTGCACAATATCCAGTTAACTTCATTAATAACTTCACCGTCAAGAGTATAGAACCTAACGCTATCTAACCTGCGATACACGAGTCCTTTATTGTGTGCAATGACTGCATATTCTTGGTCGCAGTAAACCGACTGACCTAACTTAGCCAATGCCTGCACACCAGTACGCTCATTGGTGATAACGCACAACCGGCCTGCTTCATACCACTTACGAGATACCATCACCTTCGCGACTACCCATGTGACAAACGCTGCTATTACAACGGAAATAACTGTTACCATTATTAGGCCTCCCATGGTATATTACCTGTAATATTAGCAGGGAGCCATACACTTAGTTAATCTGATTCTTATTCATAAATGATTCTTGTT